AAGTACCTCACCCATCTTATCGAGTTTCTCCTCGATACGATCTAATCTTTTACCTGTGTTCTCTGCCATTATTTTACCTTATCAAAATGGTTTTAATTCTGAAGGTTCAACATCTATGAACCCTATAATACTTTTTCTTTCATTGACTTCTACGTCCAATTTCTTACATGCAAGTCTCATTGTACCAGAGTATTCGTCTGATCCAGGCGTTTTCACGTTACGCTCAATTGTACGTTTTGCTTTGAGGCATTCGCTCAAACCAGTTCTTACTGTGTATTCTTTTAGTTCTAATGGACTACCAAAAAACATTAGTAGTACAATTGCGCCTTCAATTACCATAGGTTACCCTCCAAGTTGTTCTGTAACAGACTCCGCTTTAACTTCTGGGTTTTCATCTGTATCAAGTAGACGGACAATGTAATCATTACCGTCTGCGTCTTTACCGACTTCTACCAGTCTTTTCTGACAGGTGTACATATGTGGTTCATCACCATCATGTGTCTTTTCTGCAATTCTTTTTTGTTTCAAGCAGTCTACCATTTTGTGGTATCCTACATGTGATGCAACTTCACCATTTACATAAAGTAAAAGTGTGATGCATACCATTTCTACTGTACCTGCCATTAGTGATTACTGTGTCCTCTATTTGTTGATGATGGAATGGCATTCATTTCGTGTACCATGTCCATTATATCATTACGTATCTTTTCATGTGCTTCTTCAAGTTGATTTATTCTCTTTTCATAAAACTCAAGTGTTAGTTTCTGTTGTTGGTCAAATGGTGCTTGACCACTTTCTATCTCTTCTGTTAGTTTTTCAAGTTCACCTGCGAGGTGTTCTATCAACATAAATTGTTCACTGTCTGCAGGTAGTGACCCCATTTCACCACGAGGCCACTTAATTCTAAATTCAGTATTAAATTCCAGATCTGCTTGCATCATAGTGATGTTTGTTTCAATCTGGTTTAATCTTTCTACAATACCAAAGTATGCCCAAGTTGCAATTGATGCTGCGGCAATCATACTGATGATATTACGAAGTGGTAATGCTACCTCTGTATTCTCATTCACTTTTGTCGCCATTGTTTAACGGTCTATGAAGACCCCTTTCCTGATATATACCCTGCTACAATACCAACGATGCCTGTTATTGACATCTGTAACAGTTCGATTATATTACTGTCTAATTCTCCACCATGTTCGTTTGCCATTGCAAACTCATCATAAACTATTAATCCTAATAGTCCCATTAGACCTACTACTAAAATTAAAACCGTAACGTCTTTAATCATTAGTTATCTACCTTTGCTCCTGATCTCCACTGCCAACACGACCAGTACCTCGCCTTCCATTTTGGGCCAGGATTATCGCAGTTGTGTCTTGCGCGAAATGATTTTCTTCTAGCAGGATCATCGCGTTTGATTTCCATGTTGGGATCTCCGAAAGATACCTTTACAACATTTCCCTTCTCGTTCTTAACATAAACATAAAACTTCTTACTACCACCACGAGTTGGATTGTTCAGTGTAACCTTCTTACCCTGATACTCGGATTCTACTAGTTCTAAGTCATCGTATAAATCACATGACTCACATACGTCATCTATATGTTCCGCAGTAAAATTTTTAAATGTCTCACTTGTCATATTTGCCTCCAAAGTTTATACGACTCGCAAGACTGTTTTGTTGACCAGATGTACTACCTCTGTTGGTGTCAACTTTTTTTCTAACGTTCATTTGTTTTGGTTTATTACCTCTACCATACATTACTGTGTTACCAACATTACGTAAAAAGTCCATAACACCTTCTTGTCCTGGCGTCATACTCTTTGCTCTTTGTGTTGCCTCTGGTGTACCCTCTTCTGGCATATCACCCATAGTACCTTCACCCATTAATGCTTTTACAGTCTTTAGATCCAACTTCATTTTTGATGCAATCCATGCAGCAGATTTACCTTGATCCATATACATGTGAAGTTGTTTCATTTTACCTTCATCGAGATCCACAGATTCTTTCATTTTGTCACGATGATGTTTTTTCTTATCATGTGTTGTTACTCTATCCACACCTTTGATCATTGATGGTTGTTTTACCAACTTGCGTAAATGTGCTTTTACTTCACTTGGTGAGTTACCAGACATAAACATTTCTGGGAACCCATCTATGTTTACTTTGAAGTCGAATGCTTCGTTCTTTTTATCCCAAGGTGCTTTCTTTAGAGTGACTTGACTTTTAGGTTTTGCCTTTGCAGCAGGACTTGCAAGTGCACGTCTCTGCATTTTAGGTGTAATTACCTTTTGTTTATTTTCTTCACCGTATCTTTTCAACCCTGCACTATTTCTCATTGATGCAGTAGTTCTTTTACCTCTAACAATTTTAAAAGAATCAGCACGTTTACTAATATCTCCGAGTTGAGATTTTGTTGAACTCTTTGTTTGTGGTTTACGAGTCTTAGGTTCCATACCTTTTGCATGAAACTCTTTTAGTTCTCGATATATTTTAGAGATCCTTTTCATTATGCTAGATCCTTATCGTGATTAAGTCCACCGCGTTTCTTCTTAACGATGAATGCATTAACTCTTGCATGTCCCCACTGATCTGGAGTTGTGCCTGGCCTGTGACCAGTTTTCCATGCTGCTTTTCCTCTATTAAAAACTTTACGTAACGTACCTACAGAAACACCAGACTTCTTTGCTTTGTCTGCAAGAGACTTACCTGCTTTATCTGCCTCCTCTAGATAATTTTTAAATTTTATCATAGTCTTCCCCCTGGCGCTGGCAAACCCAGTTTTGATTCTATTTCTGTTATTCTCTTTTTTGCATTATTCATACGTGTTTTATTGTTATCTCTCATACCAGAGATAAACATGCGATATGCTTGAGACAGATTTACGACCATTGTTCTCTGCTTACGGTCATGAGGAGTTTCCTCGTTCAACTGTTCGTGTCCGTCATAAAACTTTCTAAAACTCATTTTGAATCCCTATTCTGTTTTCTTACGTCACGTAATCGTGCACGATCCATCATACGATCATGCCTAATTCTATCTGCTTCTTTTTCTCTTTCAATTCTTTTACGTGCAAGTTTTTCTGCGTCCTGTTCATCAAACATAGACTTAAATGCTTTTGTATATTTCGATGGTTTAGTTTTTGCGTTTGCATCGCCTGGCGCAGGTTTATATGCAGACGGATCATTGTCTGCTTTCTTTTTACCTCTAGCGAAGTGTGCGTCTCTTTTATTTTTAGTTGACGGTTTCAAACCTGCAAAGTATTTTTTAGGTTGTGTACCCTTCTTATCTTTGACATCAGGATCTTGTGCAACCTTTGTCTTTTCAAGTAACTCTATTGAGTCTAACCAATATCTTTTCTGAGTTTCACCCTTTTCTACAATTACATAGTTCGCACCTAGATGAGTCACTTCACCAACTTCATCTGATTCTTTTACTATCACTTTATCACCAATATTATAGAGATTACCTGACACATATTGTTCACGTGTTTCTGATACTGGATTTAATTGTATATGATTTTTATATTCTTTTTGTTCCTTCAACCCCATACCTTTACGGACTGTGTTGAATAAATTCTTTGCATCTGCATTAGAAAATGTTTTTGGTAAACCTTGACTAAAACTTGTAAAGTCACCTTTACTTGCGGCCGCTCTCATCTTAGATGCAGACATTCCTGTTGCACCTTCCGCATCTGGATCTCTATCTCCTGCAGAGACTACGTTGATGTTTCTAAAGTTATAGAAACCATGTCTACCCTTCTTACCATTATATTTTTTAATTAAAATATCAAACTCTTGGATACGATCTGCACCAACAACCATGGTAACATTCTTGTAACCCATATCATATAGTTTTGTCAACAGATCAAATAGGTTCTTGATCTTCATGTCCAACATAATCCTACGTGCATGACGTGGGAACATCTTACGTGCGACTTTTATTTTATCTTTATATGATAATGGATTCTTTTTTGGATCACTGGATTGTGACAGGTAAACGAAATACGGATTGTTCCCTGCTTTACGCGAGAGAACAGTCAATAGTTTCTCATGACCAATAGTGGGTGGATTCATTCTACCCCACGTGAAGAAGACTGTCTTTTCTTCTTCTACCAGAAAATTCTTAAAAGACCCGATCAACCCTTCTTCCTTTCGACTTCTTTCTTGCGAACATCCTTAAACATTCTCTTCGCAAGCATCTTAATTCGTTTTTTTACTGCAGGTTTATCTAGTCGTTTTTCTAGTTCGGATCTACGTGCCATAGGTAAATCGTTTTTATCTTTACCTTTGGTTAATTTTTTGACAACTGCTTTACGCGCTGCTTTCATCGCACGTCTCTCTAAGGTATCCTTATTAGCCATGCGTCTTTTGGCCTTGTCTCGACCAATTTTAATTTTGTTTTTGAGACGTTTCATCATACGACCACGCTTCATGCGTTGTTGTATGGATAGTGCTTCGTTTTCGGGTTCAACTTCTTCGTTGCCCGCATACGTTCTTTTTCTTTTTTGCACTTTATAATTAATAGAGTCATCCTCGCCTGGACGAGGTTCTGCATTAATCATGTCTTTAAACGACAACGGTTTTGCCATCTTAATTCCTTCCCGGCTTGTCCCATCCTTTTAATATATCTGGTGAAAAGTTGGCGTAGGAGAACTCCATACGATCAACAATTTTCACTGCATCACCACCAAGTTTGTCTATAGCGACATAACCCTCCTGACCTGTAACACGATAACCTCTTTTTGTTTTAAGGAATGTGTCCACGTTTGAGAGTTTATTTAAAGTATTTATAAGTTTCATCTTCGCAAGAACTATAACTTTCTGCAGATCAAACATCTTCACCAGCGATTGTCGGTTCGCTGGTGAAAAGAATTTTAGTATCTCATTAAGTTTCTTTATTTGCGTGGATTTCCCTTTTTCCGTTTTCCGTTTGTCTGCTTCTTTTTGGAATTTTTGTTTAATCCAAGAAATGAGACGGTTAGTGTGGGTCTTGGTATTTTGAATGACTTGACCTTTCCTAACATACGTGTTATTAAACTGCTCAATGAGTTGAGCCAACTCAGGATCTTTTTCAAGAGTCCTAAGAGTAGTCCCACTAATTTGGTTAAAAATTTGACCGGCAGTTGATAGATAACTTGTAACTTCATCTGTGTCCTTCCTACTCATGGTGAGTTTAGTTAGATCCCTGAGCGTTGCGTCTTGGCTCCACACATTTCTGGTTGTATTAAACCTTGATACGTCAACTCCATACGAAGCTTTGAGAGTCTCGAAGGAGTTACCCTTATAGGTTGTATGCCAGACGATTCCAATCTTACTTTGCTTAATTGCATTAGCTGCATCCGACTCTCCAGGCACCGCATATACGATAGTATTTGGATGAAAGGTAACATAACTCTTTCCCTTTATCTTTTGAGTCTTAACATCACTCTTGGAATATAAAAAGTCTCCTTGAATGATACCTTTAATTCCTAACTCAGGTAAATGTTTTAATGCCAACTTTAGTTTAGTGTTAAGGTCTCCACTGGTATCGGCATCAATGTCTGCATTTGATTTGTAGACCTTTGGAGACTTTGCAAAGATTCCTTTCTTTGCGACAAAGAACTCTCCGTCTCGTGGATCGGTGCCGCAAAAAATAGCAGGAGCACCATCCCACTTAACAGATACTTTACCTTCATGTTCCCCTCCCAACATATCTCTAAGAGATCTTAAGGCGAGAATTGCATCACGAGTACCTTTCACTCCACCATAAAGAACCTTGTCCTCTATATGAGTCATGTGTGTGTTTTTCTGTTCTGTTATAAAATCTGAGAACTGCATCAGAACTTAACCTTTGTGCTTACAATAACATCAGGTTTCTCTGGTGTCAAGAACTTAACTAGATTTAATACATTGTTTTTAATTTTAGATATAACGGATTTGTAAACTCCACTTATTTTATTTTTTATTTTATTTAAAATATTTTCTGATATCATTTTATTCTTATGTTCAATATCTTCAGACATTGCATTTACAATAAGAGAAACGACTGACCAAAAATTATATTCTCCAGTCTTTACACCTTTTAGTTTACGTGATGATGTTTTAAATCTCACTTGTACTTTCATCGCGTCTGCAATCTTTTCACAATACGCATCATCATATACAGAATGAATACTAACACTACGTCCATCATGCGAAGCGACTAACATAAACTCTGCGGCAGAATTTGACTTTGCACCATATTTTACAAACCCAGACATTGCCTCTCTTGCAAATGCGATTTTAAAATCTCTGTTTTTCTCAAATAGTTTTGTCATTGCACTCATTGCGGCTTTGTGTGCCTTTTCACCTTTATTCACCAATTCATTCTCACCAGACTTGATCAGTGGTCTTAACTGACTTGGTGCAACAGATGCAGTGACAAAATCATTCACAATGTTTTCTGTAAGTTTATAGTTGGGATCTTTTTTAATTTGATTTGAAACAGAATTTGTCGCTGCGTAAAATGTTGCAAGACTTTCTGATTTACCACCAGACATCAATTGTGCAACACCAATCTTTAGTGAAAGTCTTTTGTTACCAATTAGAATATCTGTCTTAGGTGTTGTATCAGTTGCACCGTACTTTTTCCACTCTCCAGTCAAAGAAGACTTTGCACGACCATATTGTTCTGCTTTTGCACCATTACCCAACTTAAAATGTTTCTTTACTGCAACTGCAATTCTTTCTCCTGCCTCTAATGCTGCAGGATTCTTTTCAAGTACTGCCATTGTTTTCGCACCAACACCAGACTTTTCTACGTCAAACTTTTGACCAGTGATTTTATGAAACCCCACTACAATTGCAGCCTCATAGTCTTCTGCCTTGAGTGAACCTTCTGTTAAATAATTTTTAAAATTAAACATATTACTTACTCTTTTATTAAACTGGTCTGATTGTATACTATTTATAACATTTTGTAAATAAAAAAACGCACCTAAGTGCGTTCTTTCTGTCGTTTATCTTTTTGATCTTTGTGTCGCATTCGTTTGAGTGCTTGGATCTTGATCTTCTCCTTATACTTAGGATCGTATTCTTCGTACCCTTCCACCCCCCAATCACGCGCCCATTGTGCGATCATTTTGATATCATGTTTTTTACCCATTCTGAATCGCTTTCAATTGATCTACTAATGATGCAGATTCCTCTGGCATCTCTATTAGATGTTTACGTGCAGTGTATAATCGTTCAAGTCTTTGTTTGACTGAACGAACCCTGCGTTTTACACCTTCAAGATGTTTGATCTCTGCTTCTACACGAGGCAACCCCAAAGCAATCGCTTTGGAGTCGCGTTGGACAGAGCGCATCACTCTGTCCGTTTTTATTCCATACACTATGCCGCCTCCGCGAATTTGATTGCTGTTTGTAGTGCATCACGTTTCTTAGACTGGTTGTAACCGAACCAACTGTTTGCAAGAC